ATGGTTCCAAAAGAACGGTTAGATGCTGTGCTTGCTAAACAGAAAGCGCTACAAAAACAACTTGAAGAACTGCAGTTGCAGAATACTCCAGTAGAAAATGCTCCAGAACCGTATGACTATGATACTAAAGAAGCTGAATACCAAGAATTTATACTAGATGGGGAAACAGCTAAAGCTACTGCGCTTAGAAAAGAAATGAGAGCGGCAGAAAAAGCTGAAATTCAGTTTGAGATGGAACAGAAAATGGGGCAAACAGTTGAGCATAGCCAACAAGCAACTGTGTTGCAGCAAGCAGCAGCTGAGCTAGAGTCTACTTTCCCTGTATTTGATCAGCATTCGGAAACATTTAACGCCGATGCTACCCAAGAAGTTGTAGATTTACGCGATGCGTTTATAACTCAAGGGTACCAGCCGGTAGATGCGTTATCTAAAGCGGCTAATTTTGTGATTAAAGACCACGGTTTTGCAGATGCAGATCCTGAGTCTGCGTTAGCTGCTCCTGCTGTTACTAAACCAGTAGATGAAGTAGCTAAAAAACGTGCTAATAACCAGAAAAAGTTAAAGGCAGCACAGTCACAACCGCCTGAGCTACCAGGTGAAAGTTCTTCTTCTCATGGGGAGGCAGTACCTGATATGTCTACGTTATCTGAGGAAGAGTTTAATGCATTACCTGCCGCTACATTAAAACGTATGCGCGGTGATATAGTATAGCTTGCATAAAGTTACTTGCGCAGTTATGCTTTTTATAAGTTTTCGCTTGTTTATGCGATATTAAACCGAGGTCGTTGCCGTAAGATGACGTTTCCGCCTGATAGGGCGTTAAATATATTGGACTCATATCCCGTAATTGTATGTAAACCGTTTCCCTTACGATAAAGGTATACGGAATTGCCACTCCAAAAGTTGGCTATAGGTAATTTAAGTTAAATTTTGTAAATAAATAGGAGTATATAGCAATGGCTAATACTAACTTTGCAGCTTTGACTTCAAACCAGCTAACGGCTTGGAGTCGAGACTTTTGGCGAGTAGCAAGAAACTTCTCGTTCATAAATCAGTTCGCAGGAACTGGACAAAATGCGATGGTGCAACGTATCACGGAGCTTACTAAGTCCGATAAAGGTACCAAAGCTGTCATAACGTTGCTTGCAGATATGACCGGAGACGGCGTAACGGGCGACAACACATTAGAAGGTAACGAAGAAGCGCTTAGAGCTTTTGACTTGACCATCGAGTTAGATCAACTACGATTCGCAAACCGAATTGCAGGACGTTTAGCCGATCAAAAGTCTGTTGTTAACTTTCGGGAAACTAGCCGAGATGCACTAGCTTATGCTATAGCTGATCGTATAGACCAGTTGGCGTTTTTAACACTTTCAGGTGTTGCTTACACTTTAAAAACTAGTGGTGCGCTAAGACCTACAAGTTCTTCAGCTGGACATGATCTAGCAGACCTTGAGTTTGCTAGTGATGTATCTGCCCCTACTACAAACCGTCATAGAAGATGGGATGTTACTAACGGGTTATCTGCTGGTGATGTAACTGCTCTAGTTGCTGCTGACACAATGCAATACAAATGTATTGTTGAGTTGAAAGCTTATGCTAAAGACAACTACATCCGTGGAATGCGCGGTGCAGGCGGAGAAGAAATTTTCCACATGTTCGTAACTCCACAGCAAATGGCTAAACTAAAATTAGACAGTGATTTCTTGGCTAACGTCCGTAATGCGGGTATTCGTGGGCCTAAGAATGAGTTGTTTGCTGGAAGTTCTAGCGTATTGGTCGATGGTGTTGTAGTACATGAATATCGTCATGTGTTTAATACTGCCAATGGTACTAGTGGTACTTCGGCAAATGCTGGGGCTGCTGGTTACAAATGGGGTGCTGACGCTGACATTAACGGCGCACGAGCTCTATTTTGTGGAGCACAAGCACTTGCGATGGCAGATATTGGCCTTCCTGAAATTGTCGAAGACAACTTTGATTATGGTAACCAACAGGGTATCAGCATCGGTAAGATCTTCGGTCTTCGTAAACCAAAGTACAACAGTGATTACAATAGCGGAGTTGAAGACTTCGGTGTTATCGCTTTTGATACTGCATACTAGGAGGAAGTATAGATGGCTACTACATTTACAGCTACACAGACAACCTCTAATTCTCTGTTCAAACCATTTCCGGATGGGATGATCGGCGTTAGAGAGACTACGTACGTAACTTCAGCTGCTTGGGTCATAAACGATGTCGTTCAAATGATCAAAGTGTTTGAAGGTGAACGTGTCCTAGATGTCCAGATGTTGGTAGAAACAGACGCTGATACCGGCGGCTCTCCAGCCATAGTAATGGCAGTCGGAGACGGCGTTGATAATGATCGTTATGTTTCAGCCAGCACTATAGGTCAAGCAGGTGGTTTTGTTCGCTTAGGACAAGGCCTTGATACTGCTGCCGAAGCTGCATCTTTGCGATATACCTATCCAGCGGATGATACTATTGATATTAAAATAACTACTGCTCCAGCAACAGGTGTTGCTGCAGTGACTGTTACTTTAAGAGCATTAATCTCTGGGTAATAAAAAGTGTGGCTCCCCTTTAATCGGGGGAGTCATTTTTTAACTAAAGGAATAGTTATGAAGATTGTTAGTGATAAACCTTTAAGAATTGCTACTACACACGGTGCAGTTATTATGCTTGAACCTGGAGTTCCTAGAGAAATGTCTCTAGAAATAGCCGTATTAGCTTTGCAAGAAGGTGCTAAAGAAATTAAAGAGAACGATGTTAAAAAAGACCCTTTCTCAGACACTACTACAATGTCAGAAACTGTTGATATTGTACTAGAGCCAAAAGTAGAAGAGGGCGATAGATTTAAAAAACTAGTAAGTGTATTACTTACTATTATGGAAGAAGGTAACCCTGATAGCTTTAAAACTAATGGTACGCCTAAAGCTGCTGTAGTAAATAAAGCTTTTGGAGAAGCTATTCTAACAGACGAAAGAGAAGCAGCATGGCAAGAAGCATTGAATTCTCGTTGAGGTAAAACATGAGTGTAACTGTACAGAGCGTTGTAGATAGAGCTGAATTTATATTCCAAGATACATCTAATATACGCTGGACTACAGCGGAGCTTTTATTGTGGCTTAATGATGCGCAACGTGAAATAGCTTTATTAAAACCAGATGCAACTGCTACTAATACAACCATTACTTTGGCTACTGGAACTAAGCAAACTCTTCCTTCTGGGGGCAATAGACTATTAAAAGTAGTTAGGAATATGTCTGCGGCCAGTAGTGGCACTGGAAAAACTGCAATACGAATAGTGTCTCGCGATGCGCTTGATACACAAGAACCTAATTGGCATGACCCAACGGTAGCCGGGTATTCTAAGCATGGTACTACAGTTAAAAACTATATGTATTCGGAAGAAGACCCTAGAACCTTTTATGTATATCCAGGAGTTGCGGGGAATGCATACATAGAATTAGTGTATTCAGCAAATCCAGCTACTGTAGCTATTAATGCTAATTTAGGGGTGCCCGATGTACTTGCTAATGCAGTATTAGATTATGTGTTATATCGTGGGTATATGAAAGAAACAGAAACTGCTGATCAACAACGCGCTAGTAATCACTATCAGTTATTTATAGCAAGCGTAACAGGTAAGACCCAGATAGATAGTATTACTTCTCCTAATTATACGTCTGTTGTTCCTAAAGGGCCGCCAGCACCACCACTAGGGGGACAAATGTAATGGCTACTACTTACGAATCTTTACTACCAGAAATATTACCAATGGTTCCAGGCTGCCCTGATGCGTTAGCTATACAACACATTAGGTCGTCTGTTATAGAGCTATGTGAAAAAGCATCTGTATATCAACAGGAACTTGATGCAATAAGTACTGTAGCTAATATGTACGAATACGAGTTTGACGCTCCATTAAGTACAAGTGTACATAAAATAGTATGGGGCGTTTTAAGTGGAGATTCTCTAGAGCCTGTAACTAGCGGAATGTTAGAGCAAAGGATACCTAATTGGAGAAACCAAACAGGTTCTCCTGAATATATAATTAAAAATAANCTAACTACTTTTTGGATCGCACC